GATAAAACGAATTTAGCATTCCAACCAGCGCCTGCTGTAGCTGCTAAAGGTAAAGTAATCTCGTAGGCAGAAGCCTGATTAACTCCGAATACTTTTCCTGAATCAGCTGCAGTTAAAGTTCTAGCTGCACTAATTTCTTCGTATTTTAGTTTTAAGTCACTAACACCACTGTTAACTTCTAAATATGATGCTCTAGCCATTTTACACTCCTTCTATGTTAATTAAGTAATGTGATTCTGGTAGACATACTTCAAGACCTGCTTCAGTAAGAATCATATCTTTTCTTAGGTCTTCATCTGCACTTTGTACATTTGTCATAACCTGAGTATCACGATTGATTCCGTTACCAACTAATGGTCTGTAGTATAGTTTGCTCATATCAGCCATACACATTAAACCAGATGAATGACCTCTAAATAGTGGCTCTTTTACTAAGTAAACAGAACCGTGAACAGTGTTAATCTCCATTAACTGGTGACCGAACTGTCCTGATAGTTCATCCATATTGATTTGATATTGTGAGTTTACAGTTGCGTTGTCTGCGAATCCACCATTACCCATCTTGTTAAAGAATGTGATTGCAGGAAGAGAAGCTAATGCTAATCTTTCATTTGAACCACCTCTTGCAGGGTCAAACAATACTTCAAAGTCTGCTAACAATCTGTCATATGTAAGTTCAGATTGAGCTGCAGTTCTAAAGTATGCTTTACCTGATGAGTAAGATAAGTTAGAATCGTCAGAAACAACTGTGCTGTTTTTGATAATATGTCCAACAAGACCTTCAGAATACTGGATTCCTTGGTTATCTCTTGCTTTTTGATTGAAAAGAAATGCTCTTTCCATATCGATTTTGTGCTCTCTCATTTTTTGAGCTAACACTCTTTCAAACTCGTTAGAGACTCCTCTTAACTGAGTTGCATATGCAGTGTTTGAAATCTCAGCTGCTGTTTTGAAAATCTGGGTGTACCCATAATTATCTTCCATTGAGTCTGAGAAAACGTCTGGTGAACCAGTACCTTCTCCATATGCTGTACCAATGATTTGACATCTTTTATTATCTAAAAGTTTGTCTGCATTGGTTGCTGTTGATGATACAGAAATAACTTTACCTGTGAAGGTTGTGTCACTTGCATTCTGAACAGGTGCATCTTCTACTCTTACAACAATATTTGAATATGTTGCGTCAGCAGCTGTGTCACCTAATGTTCTTACAGCAAATACCATACCTTTAACAAGGAAGTCTACTGCTCCACCTTCTGGGGTGTCTACAGTAAAACTTACTGTATCGTTTGCAACTTGTACTGCACTACTATCTTGGTTACCTTTTAGCAAGAACTCTCTACTTGTATAATTAATTTTTGTTCTGTCTTCTAAATAACGGAACAATGAATCATCAGTAGGAAGTTTAGCTGTCTTGCTTAGATATACAAAGAATGGTGATTCCTCAGGTGCTAATTCAGCGATTCTGTCTGAGAAATTATATAATCTTCTTCTATCTGGAGCAACACCGTAATCAGCAGATGTAGTAGCAGAAGTCAAGTTTGTTGATTTGATTTGTCCGCTTATTGCCATTTTACTATTCTCCTAGTATGTTTATCGTTTGATTCCTCTACCAATACTACCAGAAGTTGCTGCACTCATTATAGTATCCCACATAGAATCTTGTTCATTCTTTGTTGGAACACTTCCACCTTGTAATACACCAGCTGTTCTTGCTTGATTACTTGTGTCAGGCTTTTGAATTACAGGTTCTTTATAATCACCTTTATTCATTTTAAATAGCCTAACTAAGTTATCAAGAGGAACATTGTCTTTTGGTTGTTGGGCGAACTGCATAAATTCTTGCACTTCGTTTTTACTCATACCAAAATCTCTTTCTAGTTTATCAACTGTTTTTGTAATGAATTGCTTTTGCTCTTGTCCTCTCATAGCATTGTTTACCGCATTATTTATTCTAGCTTCTTCCTCTTTCACACGAAATTGGTATGATGGAGAGCCAGGTTTATTGTACGCATCCCACGGATTGAACTCGTCTTCACTTAACTGTAATGCTTCAGTTTTCTTTTCCTCACCAGTATTACCGACAATACTATCTCTTAAAGTCTCTACTAAATCAGGTCTCTGCTCTAGTAGGTTTACAAGTGGTTTGTATTGGTCCATATGCTTTTTATCTGCTTCAGCTTTGTCATACATAGACTGAAACTTCTTTGCTTCTTTTTGCCAATCCATTGCTTCTTGTCCTTCTAAAGTACCTTCTTGTTGAGACTCAGCTTGAACCGTATCCATAGATTCTACAGCTTGAGTATCGGTTGTTGATGTTTCATTATTCATTTTAACTCCTTCGATGTCTAGTTCTCTTGCTGAGCAGAACCACGTTTGACTTCAGCCTCTACGACTTTCAGCTCTCCACGTAATTTCTCGAGTTCTAGCAACACCTTATCGTTTAGTTTATTTTTATTTATACGCCTATCGGCAGTGGCGTTAGATTCTATATCACGTAAACGAGTCTTAAATTTCTCAACTTCAGTTCGTTTTCTATCAGATATAGATTCTCTTGTAGCCGTTTGCAGGTCTCCCTGTAAATTCTTTATTGTTTCTGACATACTTGCCATTTGTTGCTCCATTGCTTGTCTTTGATTCATACGACTTAAAATACCTTCTTTATCAAAGATGTCTGGGTTTTTCTTTAATACTTCTACTTGGTCTACTAATCCCATTTGGAATGCTTCCATATATACAGCTAACTCAGCATACTTGCTTGTAGGTAAAGTAGAACCTGATTCAATACCAACATCGTGCTGTTCTAAATTGTGTTTATCTTTCTTCAAATCAAACACAACTCTTGTTTTATCTGTATATATTTGAGCCATTTGCTCTGTAATATCATTATTAGGTTGTACCAATCTCATTAATTTTTGCACGTCATAATGTGTTTTAGCATAGTTATACATTACCTTACCTAATCTTTTGATGCTAAATTCTACATCTCTAAGTTTAGATTTAGGTCTTTCACTACCTAATGCTATAATTCTTTCAGTTCCTCTTGCAGTCTGTGGTTGGTCTCCAACTCCTTGCATTATCTCTGGAATACCAAAGATGAAGTTTATATAGAACTCACATTGCTGTATCAATCTATAAAACTCTCCTGTCAAAGGTTGTGGTGCTGGATAGTGTGGCTCACCTTGTGATGAGTCTACTTCAATAACTGCATTTGGATTTGCCCAATCTTTTTCTAATTGTGAAACATCTTCTACACTTCCAAGCGGAACCATAAGTTTTAAACCAGCAGAAGCTTGGGCGTGAGATAGTGCTAATGACCATAGCTTATTTAGCAAACGTTGCATTGGTCTTGCTCTGGAGACATCAGAACGAGGATAAGGGGTTTGAGTCCAAACGTTTGCAATAGGCACTATTGGGTATACATCAGTGTTTAAAATAGTTTCATACAACACTACCTCACCTATACTTGCAATAACTTTAATTCTATTTTGATAGACTTGTATTATATCTACCTTACCCTCTTCAACTAATTTTTTATTTTGTTCTAAAAATATTCTGAAGTCTGCTTCATCTACAATAAACTCTTTACCATTTTGATTATCCATCAAACGATAAAAAGGAACTTTAACTTTTGTAAATCTTTCTAAGATTTGAAAGCGTTTATAGTTTTGTTCTGTGTATCCTCTTACCGTATCAGGAGTATATGTGTTTAAAGAGTTTTTATTGATGTTGTCAGGGTAGTCCTGTTCGTTAGAGTAAGTAGATATACTCTCAATCAGTGGGTCTATCTCTTCTCCTGTTTCTGGGTCTACGCTTGAACCAAGCTCTGGATACAAATTCAATACCTGTGTCTCTGTAAGTATTGTAGATAAGATGATGTTATCTGCATCTGTAAAAAATCTATCTCTGGATGAAGCTGGGACATACACTCTGAATGGGTCAAGGTATGAAAACTTTACATCCCCTTTACCAAAGTCAGAGTCATAGTCAATGTAAGCATATAAAAATCCAAGCCCAACTACACAGTAATCGTGTATCGCTTGTTTTACCTGTGCGTCTCCTTCTGAGTTCTGCCAGGCAAATCCCATTACCTCTCTCCAAAGATAGGCTAATGATGTGTCTGAATCCTCTCTAGGTACCACTGTAAACACTGGTGGTCTAGATGTCAGCATACTTTTTAATCTTTCAACAGCAGGAGATATTCTATCCATAGGAACATCTGCCTGGTTTCTCGCTGATAATTCGTGCGATTCTGTTTCTGTGAAATGATTTCCTAAATAAAAATCTAAATCTTGTCTAGCATCTGTCTCCCAAGCCTTCCTATCATTCTTATATCTGTCAAATAGTTCTCTGTTGGTTAATGCTCTTTTATCATATTCCATATATTTTCCTAGAAAAAGATGTAATTTGTCGTGTTAGAATTTACAAATTTTGATGAAGTTTCGGCAAGAACTATCAGTCAATACTACCTGTTATCCAGTTATAAACCTTGTTTTTCTTTATATTAACTTGTTTTTCTAACTTATCTTTAAAATTTTTAGCATCTATCGCAGTGCTACTTGGAGCTTTTGCAAAGTAATCTGCATAGTATAACGCATCCATAAGGTCATCATTCTTTGGTTTTGGATGTTCAAACAACTCATCTACTATTTCAGTCATATGTTTTTTGATATATAACTTCTTTGAATTTACTATAGGACCAAGTGTTGTTTCTAGTCTATCTTCTTTCTTGATACCATATGGAGGTTTTACTCCCTTAAATATACCAGGCATTAATCTTTTGTCAGCCACAGATATTCTACTAGTCATATCTCTTACCATTTCTTGTGCAGCTACTGTTTCAATACTCACTCTTCTAACTGGTGAATACTTCTTTGCCATCTTCACAATCTCTTCAGCCATATCAAACGCTGGTATCTTTTCTCTAAAGTAATCAAGAATATATCTGTTTTTATTTGCATCAATGCCCATAACCATAATCACTTGATAGTCTGATGTCTTTGTTGCGGTAGCAGCAAGGTCTACTCCAATATATACATTGATTGGTATAGCCTCATTGTTATCTACTAAATAACAAAACCTATTACGTACTTCAAACCTATGATTGTAGTATTGTAATCTATCTACCTTGAATGCAGCAGATGCAGAGTCTCTTGCATCATTCATATATTCTTGAGCAAACTTGTTTACCAGTCCTGCTTCAATAAATTCTTTTCTTTTATTTTCTAATTTAGATAAAGGGAACTGGTCTTTCCATAATGGCTTTCCATCTTCAACAGCTCTATGAAAGGTTAAGTCCCAAGGATAATCTCTATTATTATTTTTTGCTTCATTCCATCCATCTACAATGTTTTGCAAGAATGCGTCATAGTGTACAATCGTACCAGTTAGCCATATCCAACCTTCATTGCCTGGCGTTTCTTCAAGCGACGGGAATACAGTAGACACAATCCACTTCTTTAACTCTGCTCTTCTATCTGGAGTCTTGGTATTTAACTCTGATTCAAAGTCATCAAGAATAATACCAGTATATCTTACACCTACTTCTGCTCTACCACGAAGTCTCTGTGCAGAACCTTTTGCTATAATTCTATCTCCTTTAGGAGTTACAATATCTTTTTCAGTCCATCGCTTACCTACAGAACCACCATCCATATTACCAAAGTAGTAACGAATGATTTCATTTTCTTCAAAGTGATGTCGTATATATTTCAAATGGTCTACAGACTGACCTTGTTCTTCTGATACCCAAGCTACAAAGTTTTGTTTGTCTTCTTGGGCAAATAAAAACTTGTGCATAATTGCAGCTTTAGATAAAATACTTTTACCCATACCACGAGGAATCACATTGCAAATACGTGCTCCTGGTTTATGTTGAATTAGTTTTTTGGCTAAGTCGTGGTGGAACTGAGGGCTTTCAGATTTGTGTAAGAAGTCTTGAGGCAAGAATACACGCCCAAAAAAGATTAGGTCTTTGTAAGCTTTAGCTAATATCTCATCTCTATCAGATAGTTCTGAAGCAGACGGGATTATATTAATCTTCTTGTTCTCCACTTTCAATTTGCTTTACTCCGCTTAGTTGTAATATTTCATCTTTACTAAATCCAGTAAAGGCTTGACCAAGTAAAAGCTGCTCTGATTTCTTTTCTTTTGGATACATACTTTGTATCTTCATAAAGTTTTCTAAGGCTCTTAGCTTGACAGCGTCAGATGTATCTGGGTTATCAACAATGTCTCTGGCTTTTTCCAAAGTCCATTTCTTATCAACACCAATATCGGTTAGTAGTTCTTCTATTTCTTTTTCCACTTCTTCTTTTATCCTAGTTTGTTTCAACAGCATAGATGATTTAACAGATGCTGTATCTTTATTATTTGTTTCAAAGCATTCTAAGTATGCTTGAACAGGAACTTCGCCGTGTGCTATCATCTTCACAAAACGAATCTCTCTCCAAGACAAAGGCTTTTCTTCAATGTTGGTTCTCTTTTTAAAAGAGTTGTAATCTTTTTTAGGGTTGCCTTCTAACTTACCAGAACCAAAGCAAGGACCAAGCAAGGTAATGAAGTAATCATCCATAGCCTTAATGGTAGTATTCTTCATTGTCTTACGTCTGAGTATCTGTGTGACCTTACCGTCATCTGTCAATACCCAATCATTTGGCTGTCCTTCTCTCCAATCCTTTACTAATTCAGCATCAGGAAATGATTCTCTGAACTCTTCCTCATTATTAAACACATAACGAGGAACACCTTTGATAACTCTTCTATGCATTAGCCTTCAACAACATTACCCCATACCACGCACTTGCCCTTGACTATCTCAATGACTTCTACTTGGAAGTTCCCATTTGGGAAAAAGGTAATGATACTGAATGCGTGATTCCAATTATGTAATCGCCCACGTAACCATTTGTTTTTTTCTCGAGACATATCCTTAAGACATCCAATCCCCCAAGCTCCAATGGTTCCTGCATCTAATTTAGTCAAGGTATGTCGTTGAATATCGTGAGTATGTCCGTACATAATGTTAGCTCCATATGTCTCGAGATGTTTTTTAGCGTGATAGGTAGTAGCATAGGTACCGTGAATAAAATTAATCTTTCCTAGTTTTAAAGGAACATTGTATTCATAGTATTTATACCCTCTCTCTTTTAATCTACACGCAATCGGAAATGTGTATTCAGTCATATAGGGATACTTCTCAACAAAATTATCCAACCAGAGTTCGTGATTTCCTTGAAGCATATACTTCTCAGTTACCTTGTGCTTTTTTAATTCGTAATCAATAATATCTAAACCAGCATTGACATCTGCGATGTCTTGCTCACAATGCGGTATCTGATATTCTAAGGAAGGAAGTTTCTTTCCTTTGTATTTCCAAGCTGAAAAGTTATGCCACTCTCCCACATCACCTATATTGACATAGATGTCTGGCTTGACAATCTTGATTGCTTGTAAGGCACAAGACAATGCTTTCTCATCGTGCAACGGAAAGTGCACGTCAGGAAAGACGATTGCTCTTTTAAGCTTTAATTTTTTTGCCATCTTCACTTATTGCACTTCCCCATATATTATCCTGCCCTACTAGTTCAGGTGTTTCCATCATTTCCACTACCTGAAATAATTCAATGAGGCGTTCTAATACATAGGGTTCTTCTGCAAATATCTCAGCATCACGTAATCGTTCGACTAAAAACTTCATACGTTCTATGCTTTCGTTAAGTTCCATTTATTTTTTATCTTTCTTCTCTTTAGGTTCGTCTGTTGTTTCAAGACCTTTTAATGCTGCAAAGGCACCACGTACCTGCTCTAAAGCGGTTGCTACCTCATTTAATCGAGAAACCAACTGCTCTCTTTCCTTCAACAAGTCATCAAACTGTTGTTGGTATTGTTGTATTTGTGTTTTTACTTTATCTTTCATAATGTAGATGTCTCCTTATGTTTGTTCAAACTTACAATCTTTTGTCAAGTGTTTACAATAAATATCTACGTAAACTCTCAAAAAGAGATAAAAATTAAAAAAAGTAAAAATAGTATTAGGAAAATAACAAAAAATACCTTATCTTAAAGAACCTTCTTTGAGGTTGTTGTATTAGGGTATTACCCTATTAGGGTACCCATATTAGGGTATCCCTATTCGGGTAACCTACTTAGGGTACCCAACACACACACTACGTATTAGGGTACCCAAATATTAGGGTACCCTAATGCTGGAAAAATTCCCAAAAAAAATTAGCCGATTTTGTGTGAGCTCGTTTTATTACACATACCCCCCGCCCGAAAGCAAGGTTGAAAATTTGGAATTAGGTTGAAATTTTGAAAACCCCAACCCAACCAATGATAATTAAAATGTAAAGTTTACAAATACTATTCTATCACCTTTTAAAAATCTTTCTCTTCCCGTACTCCAATTAGTAATTGAATATGTCTTAGTTGCTTTGTCATAATGATTACGCACCCACACTTGATTTTCTTTCGGTTCTTCTATTTCTTTTAATGTTATCCAACCATTTTCTTTTACATCTTTAATTGTAGTTATATTTTCCATTTTATTGTTTCCTATATTTATTAATATTGTATTCATACTATATATATGACAAGAGGGGGTAAAAGTTCCCACATATTATAGGTTTATTTCAACCCCCAACTTATCCACAAGTTATTAACAAATTATAATGTTTTCAGTATATTTGTTATCAAGGTTAAGCCATTTCATATTATGTACATTAGTAGCATAAAAACGACCATTTAAGCCCTTAGCATACTCCTTATAATACTTTGGTACTATTTCTATACTATTACCGCTTATAAGTACTTTACAACCCTTTATTTTAGCTACTCTATTTAATAACATAGCTTTAACGCTTGATGATACATCTAAACTTAATATTTTACTTTTTAAATTATCCATTTTTTTTTATTCCTTATTTAATTAATATTTTTATTTCTATTACTTACACGCATATAAATAATAATAGTTCCCAACTTTTTTTATTCTGATACTATCGCATTTTTATGTACCGCTTCCCAGAATTTATTTGCATTAAAATTTGGGTTATCTTGTTTTAAAAATACTACTAAATCATTATAAAAATTATCTAAATCAATAACGCTTTTTATCTCATCTCTTATATTCCCATATCTAGTATTATTATTAATCATTTCCGCTAATTTTATATAGTGTTTTCTAGTCATTTTTTTTTTATCCTTTTTAGAAGGCTTTAAAATATTATTTCTTAGGCTAAACCGAACCAAAATAATAATAACTCACCTTCTGTTAGTTTAAGAACATGTTGCGGTTTACTTACTCAATATACTACTATAATTATATTTTGTTCCCAATTATTTAAAATACTTGTATTAATGTTGTTAAATCTTTGACTTTAAAGCCCTTTGGTAATATTTCATTTAATTCTTCTTCAAATGCTTTATTTAATAATAATAATTTTTGAATACTTGAAACTTCATTAAATGCTTCTTTATAATCTTTTAATAATATTAGCATTTTTTTTCTATTTATTGCTTTTAAATTTTTTTCATATTGTTTTATTAATTGCATTGTTTTTTTTCCTTATGTTTTTTTTAATACATCTATTATATATATCTAATTAAAAAAAGTTCCCAATTATTTTTTTTATCGTCGTAGAAATACATTTTTTTTATAAAGTTGGGAACTTAATTAAGTTTATATAGTAGGTATAATGTGCAAGGCAATAATAAAGAAAGCCAAAAAAAATAAAAAAAGTTGGGAACTTTATTAATTACTAAGCATTAAAGAAGTATACAATTTAACAAGGAGTTTTGATGACTTTGAAAAATAAACTTTTGTTATTAGGTATAAGTAAAGCCAAACAAGTAAAAGTAGAGAGGGCAAAATACTTATCCAATGACAATGGTAAATTTGTAAGATTGAGAGGGCAAAAATTCCCTCTTGAAAGTGGTAAATATTATAATTGTTCAGATGAACAAGCAATATTAGAAGCCATTGACGAAGCAGTAAATATTTATTGGGAATACGAACCAATATATAAATAAAAAAGTTGGGAACTTTAATTAGTTCCCAACATATAACTTAATAATTGGTGCTCCCCGAGTGGCGAGTTAAATGGTTCAGTTATCCAGAATACAGCCAATAAGAATTAAAAAATAATTGGGAACTTTAATTAGGTTAATGCATATAACTAATAGATAAACAACAAAAAACTAAATATTGTGTAGTTTCTTACAACAAAAAAAAGTTTTATAGCACAATAAACAAAGGCTTTTAGTGGGAGAACACTTGTGAACTTATATGTAGCAGGAGTTTTTACTTGAATATAAGAGTAAACATAATAGAAAAATTATGACATATAAACTATAAGCAATAATGACTATGAGCCTTTAAAAAACAAAGGAAGGTTTAAAAATGAAAATTTCAAGAGATTTATTAATCTATATAGATACAGGAATAGATAAAAGTATTTACAACCTTAAAAATCTAAATATTAAAAAATGGTTTTATAAAGAAGATTATATATATATAGAATTTTATGAAAAAGAATTAAAGAAATTAATTGATAAAGATGATTATAATTATTTATTGGAATGTCATAACAATAAAAATTATATAAGTTTTGAAAATGTAAGATTAGAAGATATTTTAGTTTTTATAGATTGATACAATATGGGAAGAAGACGAAGAATATTAAATAAAGTTGGGAACCTTTATAGATTTAAAGCATTAGAGTAATATAAACAAAGGAGAATATATGTATACCAATGTGAGTGAACACGATTTT